CAAGGAGCTGGTTATTAGTCCTTATGTGGACTTCTATCCTGAGGTATCGGCTAATGCAGAAGATTGGACTAACAAAATAGATAGAGCAAAGCCTTTAAGCATAAAGCCAATGAGTGAGATTAATGCTCGTTACTATAATTACAAGTTTAAGGCTGATAACGACTTCTATGGCGAGAACTATCGCAAAAAGTACACAGAAGGTTATGGAGATTTTATTTACGATACTGAGTTTGACTTTGTAAAAGAAACCGACACCTTAGAAGTTATATTTGCTGCCTCTACATTGTACCAAGCAACAGGTCAGGATAAAGTATTTCCGGCAATCTATAAGAAGTCAAATACTAATAACGCAGAGGATAGAATGGATAGCATTATACGAATAATGCAGACTAAGAAGATTACAGGTGTAGGCAGTTGGAATATTATGAACGGAGCAACTAATTTAGCATCTTATACAAGCTATGGTTATGCCGGGCACTTAGATGACCCTATTAACCCACAGAACGATATAAACTTTGGCGCACCAAAAGAGCTACAATTTAGTCCTAATAGATACCCAAGCACAAACGTATTTAACGCTTATCATAGTCCTTATATTGCAGAGATAACAAGCAAGGATAGTAAACTATTAACCTGCTTTGGTTTACTTGATATTATAGACATTTTCAACTTAGATTTTAGTAAGTATGTATTTATAGACGGGGTATTATTTAGACTTAATAAAGTTGAGAACTTCAACCCAATGGAATACGATACTACTAAACTATCATTTCTTAAAGTAATAGAAACAAAATACTAATGGCACAAGAGAACGTAGGTATAAATGTTAACGTACAAGGCAACGCAGTTGAGGCGATAGGTAACGTTAAAAAAGCATTAAGAGAAGCCAATGCCGAATTAATTAATGCACAAGCTAATTTTGGCGATTACTCAGATGAAGCAATAGCAGCAGCAAAAAGAGTAGCTGAGTTAAAAGACAAGATAAGTGAAGCGAGAGAAACTGCCGACTTGTTTGACCCGGGAAAGAAGTTCCAAGTATTTGCCGGAGCAATTAACGCAGTAGCAGGTGGCTTTACTGCCGTACAGGGTGCGCTTGGTATAGTAGGTGCCGAAAGTGAGGAACTACAAAAATCTTTGTTAAAGGTACAATCTGCATTAGCCTTATCACAGGGCTTGTCTGCTATTACTGATTCTGCGAAAGACTTCCAACGACTTGCAACAGTTGTAAAAACAAATGTAGTAAGTTCATTTACTACTTTGCGTGGAGCTATTATAGCAACAGGCTTTGGCGCTCTTGCTGTTGGATTAGGATTAATAGTTGCAAACTTTGATAAGATAAAACAAGTAGTCCTTAATTTATTTCCTGGACTTGGTAAGTTAGCTAGTTTTTTTGGAGATTTAGTTACAAAAGTTACTGACTTTGTTGGTATTACATCACAAGCAGACAGAGCTTTGGAAGCATTAGAAAAAACAACTAAGCGAAATAACGAAAGTATTGCTGCACGAATTAAAATACTTACTGCACAAGGCGGAAAAGAAAAAGAGATTTACGAGCTTACAAGACAACAAGGAGAAGCAGAACTTAATGCGTTTAGGAAAAGATTAGCCACAAAAGGTAAGCTAACAGAAGAAGAGCAAAAAAGGTTTAGGGAATTAGGAGTTGAAAGACAAGTTTTAGATGCGCAAGAGCAAAAAAGATTAGATAATGCTGCAAAAGAAAACGCAAAGAAAGGTGCAGATGCTTCTAAGGCTGCTGCTGAACAAAGGAAAAAAGAAAAGGAAGATAGAATAGCTGCTGAAAAAGAAGCTCAACAAAAGTTAGCTGATTTAAGAAATCAATTATTCTTATCTACTTTTAAAGATGAAAACGAAAGAAAAAGAAAAGAACTAGAATTAGCTTTTATTAAAGAAAAGGATGAAATTTTAGCTAATACTAAGATAACAGAAGAAACAAGAAATCAATTAATACTTGCATCAAGATTAAAACTTAATTCAGATTTAGATGCATTAGCAGCAGCAGAAAAAGAAAAGAAGAAAGAAGAAGATGCTAAATTGCTTGAAGAAAGTGCAGTACAAATACAAAATGATAATGATAAAGAGTTTGAAAGAATACAAAAAGAAATAGCGCAAAATAAAGAAAGAAATGAAAGAATAAAAGCTGATAATGATGCAGCAAGAGATGCTGAATTACAATCAAGAATGTCTTTTGCAGCTTCAATAGCTATGGCTATCGGAGAACTTAATGGGTTATTTGAACAAGGAACGGCAGCAAGTAAGGTAGCAGGACTTGCTCAAATTGCTATCAATACTGGTGTAGGTTTTGCACAGGGTTTAGATATTGCTCAAAAGTCAGCAAAGGCAAAAGGACCAGCAGCAGCATATGCATTCCCTATATTTTATGCAACACAAGTAGCAGCCGTATTAGCAGCAGCAGGTAAAGCAAGAAATATATTATCACAAGTAAAAGGCGGTGGTTCAGGTGTTAGCGTAACTGCGCCTAGTATTCGGCAAGAAGCACCTATTTCTCCGGCTCAACCACAAGCAGCTACTACAAATCTAAGCAACGAGACAATTAACGCAATAGGCAACCAAGCCGTTAGAGCCTACGTTGTAGAGAACGATGTAACAAGTAACCAACAAAGAATAGCAGCTATTCAGCAAAGGGCAAGGTTCGGTTAAATGATAACAAATTAAAACACTTAATATTTAAGAATATGGACTTACCTGTTTATTTATTAGACATTAGCGAGGATATGAATGACGATGCAGAAGTAGATTACGTTGCATTAGTTGATAGACCGGCTATTCAAAAGAATTGGAATGCTTTTAAGAACCAACAACGCTTTGAAGTGGTTAGCGAAGATAAGCGCATTATTTCTGGACCTCTTATGCTTGCTGACGTACCTATTTTTCGCAGCGATGCTACTTATGGCGATTATTATGTGGTGTTCTCTAAGGATACTATTTTTAAGATTGCTCAAAAGTTTTTCAAAAAAGGCTACCAATCAAACGTAAACTTAATGCATTCTCCTGATGCTCAGGTAGAAGGGGTAACAATGTTTGAGAGCTTTATTACAGATAAGAGCAGAGGCATACAACCAATGAAGGGTTTTGAAGATGCACCAGACGGCTCGTGGTTCGGTTCGTTCAAAGTAGAAAATGATGCAGTATGGAACGACGTTAAAGAGGGCAAATTCAAAGGTTTTAGCGTAGAGGGTTTATTTACCTATAAGACTAAGCCAAGCAAAGAACAAGAACTTATGAATGCAATAAAGGAAATATTGCAACGGGTTAAATGATAAACTAAATCTTTTATTAATATTTAAACAAAAAGAATGATGAACGCAAAAGATGCAATTATGCAAATTAGGGCTTTGTTCGAAGATATGCCACCAGTAGAAGCACCTGCTCCTGTTGAAGCACCTATCGAAGAAGTACCTGTTACATTCGCAGAATATAGCCTTATGGACGGAACAAAGGTTATGATTAGCGAACTTGCTATCGGTGGTCAAGTTACCCTAGCAGACGGAACACCTGCTCCAAGTGGTGAACACCAATTAGCTGACGGCACTCAAATCGAGTTAGACGAAGCCGCTAAAATTATTTCTATTGAAACCCCAGAAGCAGAAGCGGAAATCGCTGATGAAACTCCTGCTGAAATGGGTAAGAAGTATGACGAGAAAATGGCTGACGAAATTTCGAATTTAGTAGCTGAAAACGAAAATCTTAAATCACAAGTAGCACAATTAGAGGCAAAAGTTAAGAATGGTTTTAGTCAAGTAGCTGAACTTATAGAAGCACTTACTAAGACACCTAACGCTGAACCTATTGCGCAGCCAAAACAAACATTCGGTTCTAACGTAACTACAAAGGAAATGAAGTACGAAAGAATTGAAAAATTTAGAAACGCTTTGTTAAACAAATAAAAATAAAATAAAATGGGATTTGATGTATCTGCATTAGCAAACTATACAAAAGAAAACGAAGCTCTACTTGTAACTTCA